AAAGACTTAGGAAGGTAGATCTTTATTCTGTGAACCCTATTCCTGTATTTGTTACTAATTTTGATTACGATTCCCTTTTTCAAGTATTTGGTACCACTAACGAATATACGAACTTTGAGAATTTACAAAAACTTTCTTTAACACTAGACGATACCGATGTTATTAGTGGAGCGGCTGGTGAGGTTATTAATTTACGCGCGGTTCAAAGCGGTGTACACCATACAAGAACACAACTATTTAGAAGGTACTATTCGTATAGTTTCGCTTTAGAACCCGAACGATGGTACCCAACAGGGCAAGTTAATTTCAGTTTAATTAAAGACCAAATACTCAAACTTACAACAACACCGGATAATGAGGCTGCAAGAGAACTTAGAGTTTTGGCACAAAGTTATAATATACTCCAAGTGGATAACGGTATTGCAAAATTACTCTATTAAAATGACACTTCAACAAGAAAATGATGCAAGTCTACTTATACAGGAACAAATACAGGATTCAGCATTAAATATTATACAACCAGTTTTAGAACAGGCAATGGTACTTGCAGCAGGGTACGCAAAGGCGTGTGGTAGAGATACACTTCTTGGCGAAGACATGGAATACGCTATGAAGTACTGTGCTATGAACCAAGTAGGTAAAAATACAGGGTCTCTTTTTCCAGAAATATACGACGAAGATACGGATAGTGAAGATGAACTCGAAATTATAGATGAAGAAGAAGAAGATATTGAATTTACAAGGTATTCAGGTAGAGAATACAAGTTTGTTAAAATGAACATGGCGTATGATAATTGGAAAGAATGGGTGCCGAAAAACCCGACAGAACACATGTTAAAAAATGCTATAGATAGTAATGAACACCTCTAATCCAGAGGGATCTAACATCGAATCGTCATTTTTTAAAATAACTTGTGGTAGCTCAAGTGAAAGTGAAAGTGAATCCGATACTGAAACCGAATCCGAAAGCGAATCTTGTTCTTCAGGGGACAGTGAACCTAAAATGCTTAAGGGTTATTTAAAAAATACTAAAAAGTATAAAAAAATTTTATTCGAAGATACTTTGTTCCCAGAATAAAATCTACATTTATAGTATAAAAAATGTCTGCTCAAGAAACTGCTATGCTCGTCGCCCGTGAACTCGAAGGTCAATCCCTCAACGCTATCGTTGCCGGCTTCTCATTTGCCGCCGCCCTTTCGTGGGTCGATTTGGTGAGATGGATCGTCAACCAAGTTGTCAAAGTTAACAAGAACGGAGGCATGAACTACACGCTCACCGCCGTATTCACCACTCTTTTGTCCATCTTCGTCTACTTGGCGGTGTCCAGAGTGTCTTCTAAGGTACAAAGACCACAACAACCAGTCTTCGCTATTACGAAGTAACTTTTTGGGGTTTTTTAATAATAAGTAATAAAAATATTGCCATAGAAACTAATAAAAATATAGATATAAATGCATCCCATTTATGACTATCCTCTTCTTCTTTTTCGAGGATATTCATAGGTGTTTTCAAAGTCTCAGATATAATTTCTTCATCTGTTTCTTCATTAGATAATCTAGGTATATTAACAAATTTATCAGTCGAACACGTAACGGCAAGTTTTAATATATGATTTGCATTTCTAAAATTATAAGGTATTAAACGATTATTACTACTATAATAAAATTGAACACGTAACTTCGATATCGTTTTGTGTTTACCCGAATCAAAATTGTGTTCTACAGCATCGTCCACACCCGAATAATTTATAACATCACCACACAAAAGTATTCGACCAGTGTAAAAAGGTAAATCTGAAAATATAGATTTATTAAAATCGTCAGAACCACTGCTCAATTTTACTATAATAGCATCTGCACCTTGCAAATTAACGCTACCCGTTTCCATTTTAAAAGGAGAAGTGGATGTAGAAAATACGTTACTTGCAGTTAGACCTAATACATCGTGTGGTGTTGTTTTACCACTCACGGTTGATTTATACCCATTTTTACCGTTATAGAAATCAAAACTAAACTGATTTGGACCTTCAAACGTCATGGCATTCGTATCTTTATCGTACGTAGATGCAGATAACATGCTATTTGAATTTACAACAACATTTGAAGCTAAATCTTTACCGTCATAGTTTCCATTTGGTATTGTTATATCATAATTAGTAGACGAACTATTAATAGTGAATGTATTGTTTCTATCGTTTATGAGATACTGACTATTATGAATACGTGCTGATATTAATGATATTTTACTAACATTGTAAATAGGCGTTTTTAAATTAACTATATAATCACTTGGATTAGGATAAGATACAGCGTCGCGTTCTCCACTATCTATATCTAAGGTATGTACCTTCATTAAAATAACGGAGTATTATTTTAATGAGTGTTTTAACTTGATGTTTTCATTTTTATTTAACAGAGGCTATGCGAAAGGGGGTTATTTTGGAGTTGTCTTTTAGCAACCCCCAAACCATCCTGGGTACTATTAGGGTTAAGATTACCTTTATAAGCATTGAATTGGTGATAATCATTGTTTTTGTAATGCTGTGTCCACCCACCGTCTGCCGAGTTTACACGACCATCTATACGTGTTGTATCAGAACGAACACTCGTAACCATACCACCTTGGTTAAGTGGATCGGCACGAACATTCATACGACCTGGACCAGGTGCGCGACCCGCTTTACCTCTTCTATCATCTGGTCTAAATCCGTATTTACCAAGTTCACTCGATGTGTATGCATCCCCATATACACGCTTTTCACCGATTTTAGAACCTGGAGAATTCAAATAACCATGGGCAAATTTATGAATACCCGGTTCTGGATTATTTTGGTATTGGTAAGCTTCCATGTTACCATCCTTTTTGTTTCTAGTTGGTTCAGCAGCTCTCGTGAGTGCCGAAACTGTTCTTTTTGCCGATGCGGTAGAAAGTGTATCTGTTCTAGAACCAGTTTCTGATCTGTTTGTTGTTCTTTTTGTTCTTTCGTGTTCAGTTCGCGCTATTCTACCTGAAAATCCCTGTGCTCGACCACCCGTATTTGGAAGACGGTCTGGGAGATAGGCAGTTTTCTCTGGTCTATTATGACCTAATTCTCCAGCAATACCTCTTCGACCACCTTTACCGTCAAAGGCGGGACCACTTCTCCCTGGTAAAGTTGTTAATCTATACGCACCAACATTTTCTGGGTTAATACGTAAAAGTTGGTGATGTCCACCTATAGCGGGTACATCTGGACCAACACCAAGGGCTGGACCTACATTTGTTCTTTGAATTGGTGAAAGGTTATTCATAATTCCTCCATCATACATTCTATTTCTCATTTCTAAGACTTCACCACCCGATGATCTACCTTGTTGAGATATATCACCGAACGACGAAACTTCAGTTTTAGACATATATTCTGATTCTACGAGGGGTGAAGTTTGTCCCAAAAAATCGTCGTCTATAGTTACATTTCTATTAGATTCTGGTCTAACGTCAACTTGATCTGCTATTTGAGCAGCTTGAAGAGTATATTGTTCTTCTGAATTTTTACTGAGTTTACGACCTGCATAAACTAATCCTGCAATCGCAAAAATCGATAATGGGTCAGCCATTCTTATTTCTTATTAACATTTTTATTCATGTACCTTTTACCGAACATACCATTTTGTACATCGGCACGTGTACTCGCGGGTTCGTAACTTTGAGTTCGGAGTGGAAGTTTACACTCGATATGTTGAAGTGGGTGAAAATTTTTTTCATAAGTCTTTGCCAAAACCTTATTGAATCTTGTCGTTGATTGTGGACGAAGCATGTCACTTGTCTCTATATATTGGGCTGGGGATCCCTTACCTGCCATGTATGGGGCAGTTCCGTATAACATGGTATTTGGTCTCGATGAACCATAGTTTAGTGTACTGGGCTGGGGGTATAAAAAAACCTCTTCAGTCGCGCATGTATTTGGAATAGCTTTGTCTTCGACTATTTTCAATCCTGGCTGGAGTTGGTACGCCATTTACTATTACAAAAGATTTTGTTTAAGCAAATCGAGTATCTACTAATAAGTAAAAAAAACAATTTTTTAAGGGGAAAAGCTAGCTGGTGCTCTACTTCCATGGACACGGGAATCTCCATCTGGATCTAAACCTCTGAATGCTTCGAGTTGTGCACCTCTCGCATTTGGATTACACATACCTGGATTTTGTCTACACGTTTGTTCTCTCTTACCATGTATGAACTCGTAGTGAGAATCGGCTGTTAACGCAACGTCTGGAACAGATACAAATTGTCTAGACATGGCATTTCTGTGGTGTTCTGGTGCTGAAGATCTCGATCGAGCTGGACCATATTTAACACCGTCAGTTACTAAATTATTAACGCTTGTTTGTACTGTTGGGTAATAACAAGATGATGGTCTATCTGGTCTGTCCCCAAAATCCGACATGAGAACATTTCCCATGGGATTATCTTTTGTTGGCATTTGACACTGACCGTATTTGTATTCTGGTTGGTTTATTCTGGCAAGGGATTCCTTAACCATATTAGATTTTTCCATTATGTAAAGTACACCTAGTGCAGTGGCGCCTATAACAAATATACGCACGTCTCTTTTTATTAAATATATTATACATGTCGCATAAATTATAAAACGTGCTGCCGAATTTACACGTTCTTCTGATGATTGTGTACTGGATGGCCAAAAATTTAAAACTTTATCTGAACGAATGAGTTGTTTAGGATCGTCGAACCACGATGTCATTTATATAATAGGAGTTTATTTTTTACCGTTGCCTAACATTCCACCGAGCATACCTTGCATTGTTTTCATAAGTTGGGCTTCGTCCATACTATTGGCATCGTCACCCATATTATCAGCACATTGCTTAGCAACTTTTTCAATCATGTTAAGTGTTTCGGCTGGTATAGTTTTAATAGTTGTACCGAGCATATAGAGGGTTTGTACATACTGCCAGATAGCGTCTTTTGTGTTTTCGGAACACCCTCCCCAATGTTCTTTCAAGTTAACACCTTTCATAAAATCGAGATTTTTAGATTCGTTAATAAAAAATGTTTCATCTTTTGAAGAAATTTTATCCGCATACGGCATTACATTAGACATGAAACCATCGACGACTAATCTTGGATTGGTATCTTTCATAAGATCAAATGCAGATCTACATTTTTTTAATCCTTTCTCTTCTGGGAAAGTCTGTTGCAATTCATCAATGAATTGACCCATCATTTCAGTGAAAGCTGTTACTGAAGTCATTTTTATAATAATTATACTAATACTATCTTTAAGTTATATTTAAAATGGTTCAGATGATATAGTCTCTTTCTTACCCAAACCGTTAGATACTATCAAAAAAACTAATATTGCAACAAGTGCAGCTGGTTTTGTGTACGCACTCATGGCGAGCTTACCTTCGTTATTTAATTTTGCTTTAAAATGTATATATCCTGCTGTGATAAAGCCGGAAATTATACCGGCCCATGCTGGGTCTCTTAAATAGTCTTCGAACTCCATTTAATATAATTGAGGTTTTTTTCTATGGGCATCGGGTGCATCTGGAAATAAAACACCTTCGTCTCGGTTTTGTACTTGTTGTCTTTCGTTAGTGTTTATAGTTTTGAATTCGTTATTGTAAAAGGAGGATGATGGTTGATTTACGTTTGTTTCCATATGTTCTTCACCGTCAGACATTTGCATGGGTTGTTCGTGTTGTTCGTGTTGTTCACCCATATTCATATCCGTTTCCATACCCATACCCATTTCTTCTGGTTGATTACTTTCCATAGGCATTTCGTTTTGAGTTTCACTTTCAAATGGTTCACTCGCAACTTCTTCTTGTTCACCTTCAAGAAGTTCTGGATCTTCGGAATCACATACTTCGGCATCCCCTAAATCCAAATCTTGTCCTTCTTGCGTTTGAGACATATAAGTCTGTAAAATTTGTTGAACAGGGATGAGTTCTTTTACAGCGTTTTCTACACATACCGAAAATCGTTCAAAAAGTTTGTCATTTCTCGAATGTTCGTTTTGTTCTTCGTGGTATATATACGGATCATTATACAAAGATTCAGCGGCTTTGTTATGACACATCTGAATAAACACTTCATTTGTAGGAAGTTTAAGTGATATTTTTTTGTTATCTTTGCTTAATCGAACAGCTGATAATATTTTTACACAACTTACGAAAACTGCTGCGAGTAAATCATTAAACCACGCACATCTATTCGCTATGTTATCGGAGTGTTGTTTAGACATGGCATCACTCCAGTTGGGTACTTCCTTGAGAAGTTTTTGGTACATTACAAGAACCTTTCTCCCCTTAGATAATTTGTATGCTTCTTCATACATTTCTGCAAACGTCTCTATCATAACCGGGCACATGAGAATGCATAACTGTCCGAGATATTCTCTTTTAGCTTCTACGAGTATGTTAAGGTTATCCATTTATGATAGAGGGGAATTTTTTTATGAACCAATTATCGCGCTGTCCTGTATTTATTCGCAGCTTTTTTTAAGTTTACGAGTGTTGGGAAATCTTCGTATGATTCATCTTCTATATTATTTTCTTCTTTAGACTTATTCCTTTTTGTAGGTCGCCAAGATATACATATTTCAAATTCACCAACCATTTGCACCATGAACCCACCTATTTGAAACTGTCTAATTATATATTGCATGGCTTTTACTCTATCAAAATGTGGATACCCCATAACAAACGAAGGTATTTGTGCAAATAGATATTTATTACCCATATCAACAGATTGTCTTATTTTCTTAGTTATCTGTTCATATATTTTCGTATACGTTTCCTTTTTCAGTTTATTTCTTTTTTCAGCTATTTTTGATATATCATCTATACTGATCATTACAATAACAGTAATTTATTTTTTTTGATAGTATCCCTCAGTTTTTCGACCAAACCAGTTCCAACTCTTTTTTGTGGTATTACAGGGACTTCAACCTTTTTCGGGGCACCATACATTTCCTCAATACTCGTCACTTGTTTTTGAATCAAATCTGTATTTTTAATATACTCTACCTCATTACCCTTTACGCGTAAATAATCTTCAAATTCCTGTGGTTTTGTTGGGTTAATAAATGGTTTCTCATTATCTGGTAAAAGTACATCAATTGGTTGAGAACGTATAGATAATATAGCAACCTTTGGTTTATCGTCGATTTTGACTTTATTAGCAGATTTAAATTTCATTAAATTTTTCTCATCCTTCTTAAGCATAATCTCGTCTATTTCATTTAAATTTTCTAAACCCTTGGCTAATTTATCTCTAATGCTTTTTTCAGTTGCTTCTATAATATCTTGTGTTTTTTGACCAACACCTGCAACTTCTAATCGGGGACCTTCGTTTATAACACGAACGTCAACGACTATAGAAAAACCAAAATCAAAACCCTTGTTACCGTATTTTGCGACCATAAACATACATCTAAAAATTTTACCACCGGTAGTTTTGTGTTTATATAATTTCATGCTTGTTGTTTCGATAATATAAGTACATAAACCCGTTCTTTTAGAAATGGCTTTATTTGATTGTAAAACGATTTCGTTCATTAGATCATGTGTTATAACTATAGCATCCTCGGTCTCCTTGTATTCAGCCAATCGTGTTGGTTCGTCAGATTCGAACAAGTCATTTTTACCACCATATTTCTCCTCTCTCCTGGATACGTATAGTACTACCAGGAGAAAGACTACAACAACAATGATCTTATTCATTTAGTATTAATTGTTATTTTTATTTTTTAATTTACTGTGATTTTATTCACAATATTTTTTTACTATGTAATTTTAGAATGTCACTTTTGATATATAGCCCACATTGTAACCACAGTTTGGATATAATTGATTATATACAAAAAAATAACCAATTGAAAAACATTGTATCTTATCACAATATTAATGAACGTGGTATACCTCCTCAATATAGGAATAAAATAAGCAGGGTACCAACAATGTTAACTAAAAATGGAAAACTTTTAGTAGGTAATGAAATAAAAAACTGGTTAGATTCGTTATTACCGGTTAAGGAACTCGAAATGTGTGGATTCGGTGAGTGTAATATGACAACTTTAGAAGAGGGTGAAAACACAAATGAAATGTTTGGTCTTGATAATTATGGTGTTTCTTTACAACCCGCAATGACAGCCGAACTCGAAGCTAAGATAAATAAGAGTGTTAATGAAGCATATACTTCACATACACAGGACACTAAAAATTAGTATAAAGAAATGATTACACTTTAAATCTAAATGAAGTTAGCAACTATACAAGCTTCTGCTTTTAAATCAACTTTCGAAGTGCTCAAAGATATACTTAACGATGTTAATATATATTTCAAACCAGATGGAGTGTATATAGTCACTCTAGATACCGCGAGAACATCTCTCGTAGATATGTTTTTATCATCTGATAATTTTGAAGAATACGAATGTGAAAGTGAAATTATAGCCGGTATAAACGTAGCAAATACATTTAAACTGCTTAAATCTATATCCAATACGGATGTTCTTATATTATCAATAAATTGTCGGGAATATATGCACATAGAAATACATAACGAAACTAAGAAAACGTGTACGAAATTCGATTTAAAGCTTCTCGATATAAATGAAAATCAAATTGAAGTACCCTCTATGAATATGACAACTATAACACCAATGCCATCTTCCGATTTTCAAAGAATATGTAGAGATATGTTCAATATAGGAAACGATATTGAAATAACAAGGGTCGGAAATATTATAAAATTGTATTGCAACGGCGACTTTGCAAATCAAGAAACTATAATCCAATGTATAGAAGAAAGTCCTGAAATATCAGGTATATATTCACTTCGATACATGAACATTTTTACAAAGGCAACAGGTATGTGTTCAACGGTTCAAATTATGCAAGAAGATCAAAACAGGTTTTTAATTTTAAAATATAACGTTGCAAATTTAGGAGACTTAAAATTTTATTTGGCAACTAAGGTATCCGAAAATCTGTAATATATGATGAAGATGTCTCTATATTTTTTACAAACCCAATAATATTTTTTAAACGTATCGTGGGATACTCTTCTTTTAAAGTTTCTTCATCGTAATATAACATATCTCTAATCAGTACTTTTTGGTTATGAAAATCATTCCTTGGTCCAGCGTATCTTTTAATTTTATTTAATAGGTCTCTTACAGGTTTATCGTGCGAATCAAGTAGATGTACACTTGACATTGGCATGTTAAATGTAATACCAGGTTTTTTTATAGGTGGCCATTCGTGGTTCATATCATACGTTATGTATTTGTACACTTTATCCTTGTACCAATATTTTATCCGAATAATCGTTTTTTCTACATTTTCAGGTATAGATGTATTTTTATAATCTATTCCATTCAGAGATTTGTAATGTGACATCGAATAACCATCCCACTCTCTATACTCGTCATACCAGAAGTTGTCTAACGTATCTTCATCCGGTATGATTTCATTAGTGAAATATTCCATTGATGTATGTATAATTTTATAATCCGGTTTACTCACTATAAATTTAAAACTGTCGTATACCCAAATAATAACAGTAGTTAAAAGATTGAACATCATTCTATATAGTTATTATATGGAAGGTAATTTTTTAAGTAGGTATAATAACAAAGTCCAAAATTGGAAAGAACTAATAGAAAAAGAACCTACTAATAAAAATTTATATGAAAGTGAAATGTCACAGTATATAATACAATGTATGCCATATATGAATCAATATACAATCGATTCAAAACAGGAAATTTCTACCAATAATATATTTAATTGTAAAGAAACCGTAGGTTTACAACGGAAAGATATATTCAATGATTATCTCATCGATGTTGAAAAAGTTAACGTCGATAGACCTATAGAAAAGAAACGTGAAGTGTGTCCCACGTGTCCAGACAGTAACGTGTTTCATTTTACAAATACAAGTGACCTCGTATGTGAATCATGTGGTTTGATTATAGCCTGTCTTATAAGTGAAGAGTTGACGTATAGAGAAGAACAGGAAACTTCCGAAAAAATCGTAAATTATTCATATAAAAGAGAAAATCATTTTAACGAATGGTTATCACAGTTTCAGGCACAAGAAACAACTAATATACCTATTGAAGTTATAGAAGAATTGCGAAACGAGTTGAAAAAAATAAAAATAAAAACGGTTGAAGAAATTACACACGCCCGAGTTAGAGGTCTCTTAAAAAAACTTAAACTTAATAAGTATTACGAACACGTACCTTACATAACAAATATTTTAAGTGGTCTATCACCACCGAAAATGCCACAGGAACTTGAGGAAAAATTACGAATCATGTTCAAGGATATACAAAAACCATTTGATGATAATTGTCCGACGGAACGTAAAAATTTTTTAAGTTACTCCTACGTGCTCTATAAATTCTGTGAACTTTTAAGCGAAGATAAATACTTAAAATATTTTCCACTCTTAAAATCAAAAGAAAAATTATATCAACAAGATGTTATTTGGAAGAAAATGTGCAAAACATTAAAATGGGAATATATACCAACGATTTAAAATCTAAATATATACTAAATGACGAATAATAAGTTCCCAGTGCGTAATAACAATTCTAAAAAGTTACAAAAGGAAACGAATAATAAATTCCCAAATTCACCAAAACCAAAACCAAAAACAAAATCGAAGGCGAAAAAGAACCCATTGCGTCAAGGTGTTGTATATAACAGTTTGAGTAACATGCTCAAAAACTTTGCAATAAAAAAGAGAAACACACCAGAACTCTTTAAAAATACTAGAAACAAACACCCAAATAGCCCATTCATAATGGGTAAAAAAATGCGTACACCTACAACAAGTGTTCGTAAACCAGTTAATCGTAAAAATATCCGAATTGCTGGGTTAATGATGAAAAAATCGGAACTTCAGAGAGAAATGAATATAATTAACGGTGCTATAAAAAAATTAAAGCCGTAATATTAAAATATCGTTTAATATAAAAAATGCAAGCCGATAAAGAATTCAGAAAAGCTTTGTCAGCCATTCTTAATCAGCTCCAAAAGGAAGGGAAAGCTCTCACGCGAACCCAAAGAAATATGTCAAACACGCTCGGGAAATCGGCAAAAAATGTTAAAACTATGGTAACACCATTCAAAACGAAAAAAAAAGTATCACCAAAAAAGAAAACTTCCAAAAAATAAATACGTGTGTATAATAAATGGGTGGTAAAACAATTCGTTCAAATACCAATATTTCAGTTGCAAAAGTTGCACAAGAATTTGCTAAAAACAAACCGAATCAAAATAAAACAAAAGTAACTCCCAAAAAACTTAAATCTCTCTTACCACTTAATAAAAATGTAACTAAGATTGATCCAGCCTCACGTAAACTTTCGATGACGAATTTAAGGCGCTCGACGATGTCACAAAAAAATCGTATGATTGAAGAAATGAACGATTATTTATTAAAACGTAAAAATGTTAAAAAAACAAAAGTCCAAAAAGTAAGTTAAATATTTAAAGAAACGCGTTTCATAATAAGTAATGAGCGACCCATATTACAATTTCTGTTTAGAAGAAATCAGGTTCTACACAGAAAAGATAAACGAAATTATAAAAGAAGGGCTTAAGGACCCCAAGGCATATTATGAAGAGTCAAAAAGTGAATGGAAAAAAATATACCAAATGATACCTATTATGTATATGATAAATCAGATAGAACAGAATACCGAAACCGAAAAATAATATAACTTATATTAATGAGTACGAGTAATAGTCTATCAGTACCCTATCATAATGATGAGTACTATGCAAGATCTCCAGGAGTTAGATACAAAAACACGGGTAAGAGAAAGTCTTCACCAATCAAATACGAAACTTTTAAGGAATACTACAACAACACAAATCCAGGTAAAAACTTTAAAGAGTATCAGGAAAGATTTAAAGTTTCACCACCGTCTAGTCCATTTGGGTTTGGGTTTGATTTTGAGTCTAGTTCACCTTCACCAAAAAAATCACCTCGAATAAGTAAAAGGAGACGAGAAGAAAATGAAAAATTAGAAGCAGTGAGAAAAAGAAATGAAAATAGAAGACGAAAAGAAAATGAAAAATTAGAAGCAGTGAGAAAAAGAAATGAAAATAGAAGACGAAAAGAAGCTGTTGTTAAGAAAGCGAAAGAGGAAGCTGTTAAGAAATCAAAATCATTAGGACAACAACTCAAAAATGCAAAAACACTTTCAAATTTAAAAAAGGTATACAGGAAAGGTGCGTTAATAAAACACCCAAATAAAGGTGGTACAAAAAGTAACTTCCAAAAATGGAAAAATCTATTCAATACACGTAAAAATAGTATTAATTTAAAGTAACATATCTAATTTCTAACTCAACGTTTGGTGTTGGTGGGAAATTTATAAGGTACGAATGTTTTAACCCCGTAAGTTTCAAGTAATTTTGTGCTTGAGTTACCATTACGTCGGTCATATTCTTCACGGCTTTGAGTTCGAGTACGATTTCACCGTTCAAAATCAAATCCGCGCGTAAGTTACCTACATTGTGTCCCATAAAATCTATAGGAACTATTCTTTCCGTTTCGTATGGAATATCGTTTTTTCGGAGTAAGACTTCAAATGCCTTATGATATACAGACTCGCTATAGCCGGGACCAAGGTTTTTGTATACGAGTTCGGCATACTCCTTTACCATTTTATAATTTAAACAATTTACTCTTTAAATTATAAATTTAAACCAAAATGTCAAATTTGCCAATCGGTTTTGACGGATGTTGACTGTAGACGGTTTCGATAGATGCCATTTCGATATAAGGTGAGACCCAAAACGGTTTATATCTTTTTGGGTTGTTACATCGAGCGCACATGGGCACAATATAGTCTCTACCGTCATTTTGGCAGGTGACGTGAGCCGATACTTCGAAACCGGATTCGCACTCATAGCGCGCACACTTTAGCTTCTTTTTCATTATCCGTTTCAAATGATTTTTTTTATTACCACGGATGAATCGCTTGTGCGTTGTCTTGCCAGTCCCCGGTGTGTTTTTTACCACGGTAAAACCCCGTTTTTCCGGTAAAAACACGCTGCCTATCTTAGCGCAACGCTTAAGTTTTTTGTTTTTTACGATTTTTGTGTGTGATCTTGTTTTTACCATTTTATTCTTAATTTTTGATTATTTATTTATATTTAAAAAACTTAGGTATAATATCCTCATTTTTTATTCTTGTGGCGGTGTTATTTTTATTTCAGGTGCATCTTCAACTATATCTATAACATATCTACTTTCATCGTTTGTAGGAGATACCGTTACTATTTTACACATATCGGTACTAACCATGGTTGTTTGTTCGGAAAATTTTAAGGGTATAATTATTGGTCGACACAATAGCATCCACATACTTAACCTTAGTTAATATTTTAATATTTAATATTTAAAACACTATGGCTAATAATTTACCACCGAATAAACACATTCATAAACACATTATTGAAGGTATAAAATTTGCCGAAGAAATGTTAGACGCTTTGGATGAAATATCACTAAAGTATAATATGCATATATCGGATAGTATAAATTTAGGTAACTTCGAGAGTCTTGATACTTCTTTAACACATTCATCTAGAAAATTAGTCGAATATAAACAGAAATATGAAAATATTTTGAAAAAATATAATGAATATTCTTTGGAATTTAGACATAGATTATAGAAAATATTGGTTTAAAATACGTTTCAATTATACCGTAATTTTTAAGAATTTTTAAGAATTTTTAAGAATTTTTAATTCATATATATATTTTAAATAAATGTTTAAAACATTTATTTATTTCATTTAGTAATAGTAGTTTAAATATTGATTGAATAATATAAGTGTATATGTATATGTATATAAAATT